TTGATAAGACCTTCGACTACATGATCCTTGTGGACACCTTGTCCATGAGTATTGCTATCACTGATTGGGAGACTATCGAGAAGCGTGTTTACTTCACTGAGAAGTCACCTGTTGCTAAGTTCAAACTGCAACCAGGCGAGTACACTATGCTTGCAGAGAACATCACCCCTTCAGAGAAAACCATGTCGTCCTCTGAAATTCTGGAAAACCTTCAGCAGATCCTTTGATGGCACTTGCCAAAACTCCTCTTCGATATCCAGGTGGCAAATCCCGTGCAGCGACCAAGATTTATTATCACATGCCTCGTCTGTCTGAGTACAGCGAGTATCGTGAACCTTTTCTGGGAGGTGGATCGATGGCAATCTACATATCCCAGATGTACCCCACCCTCCCAGTCGTCTGCAGTGATCTGTACGAACCCCTAGTCAACTTCTGGATCCATTTGCGTGACGATGGTGAGCAGATGGCAGAGGATCTATTGAAGATCAAGCGAGAGCACAACACACCTGACGCTGCTCGCGAACTTTTTATTGAATCTAAACGTCTTATCAATGAAGAATCCACCTCCAACAAAGATCGATCTCGTTATTTTTGGGTTAGCAATAAGTGTTCTTTCAGTGGTCTCACTGAGTCATCTAGTTTCTCAAAACAAGCAAGCATCTCCAACTTCAGTGAACGCAACATCATGCGTTTGCCCACAATCAGCAAAGTAATTCGTAACTGGAAGATTCTACATCAGTCTTACGACAAACTATTGCAGGGAGATGACAAAGCATTTGTCTATCTTGACCCGCCGTATGATATCAAGGATAATCTATATGGCAAACAGGGTAACATGCACAAAGGATTCGACCATGATCAATTCGCTATTGACTGCCAACAGTCTTCTAATGACTGCATCATCAGTTATAACGCTGATCAGTTTGTCAGTGATAGATTCCCTGACTGGAGGGCAGCAGACTTTGATCTGACATATACTATGCGTTCGGTTGGAGAATATATGAAAAACCAAACAAAGAGGAAGGAACTTCTTCTAATGAACTACTAGATAGAATGGTATATACCTGACCATGAGAAGACTGAATTCGTTTTTCCTAAACGTAACTGTCGCGATCCTGGACTATCTCTACAAAGGTAGAGACTATCAACGATTTTGGGTGCTTGAGGAAATTGCTCGTGCACCCTATTTTGCTTTCTTGAGTGTGTTGCATTTCCGAGAAAGCATGGGTCTCCGAGGTCCAGATCACTTATACTTGATGAAGCAGCACTTCGAGCAAAGCGTCAATGAAACCGAACATCTGGAATACATGGAGAGCAGGGGCGGTAATTCTTATTGGATTGACCGTTTTCTCGCAAGACACCTGGTCCTTTTATACTATTGGACCAATGTGGTGTATTACTGGTTGGCTCCTAAGTCAGCGTACCATCTATCGTATGAGGTAGAGGTCCATGCTGCCCATACCTATGAGAAGTATATTCGGGACAATGGAGAAGATGAAAGGATTCTAGAGATCCTGAACGATGAAATTGAACATTCTCTTGAACTGAAAGACGCAATGGAAAAGTCCCTAGATAGTAGTGTCTGACTCAATAGTATGCTGTCAACTCAGTACCGCCTGCGACTGGAAGAAATCTGCAGGAAGATTGTGAATCGGGAAGAGGTTCCTTTAGCAGATATGATATGGGCAAACAAACTTGCTAAAGCAAACACTACTGCTAGAACATGGTTGAACCGTGCTAGGAGGGAGGTGTTGAATCCTAAAGACGATTTTTTCAATGATCTAAATCTTGGTTCCCCGGACCCGACCGAGCACAAGCAGACATTTGATGGGGCAGATGATATAATGGAATGGTTCCGCACTGATCGTTGTGATGACTGGCGTCAAAGAGACTAGACTCCAGAATTGGTTTGAGATGCTAACCAAACCTAGTGCGGCGTTTGGTGGGTTTCCTCCATGCCCATTTGCTAAGTCTGCTTTTTTGAGGAAGAAGGTGGAGGTAATAGACTATGATAATTTTTCTCAGATAACTGGTTTGATGTCACAACCCTGGACTAAGGAGGTTGTGATTTTTGTTATTGATAATCAATCTGCAGACGATGTTACTAAACTTGCGGAGAAGTGTAACACGATCTACCCAGACTTCTTGTTCCTAGAAGAGCATCCTGACCTCGTAGAAGAGGTGGGAGGACAACACCTGAACAGTGGAATGGTTTTGCTGTTGGTACAGTTGAGGAAGGAGTTAGAGGATGCTAGGAACGAACTAAAGGGAACTCCATATTATGATAAGTGGACAAATGAACTGAAAGAAAGAATTTTCAACCGATAGATAATGTGGTATACTGTTGGAATTCATTGTTCCTAATGGAAAAACCAACCGACCTGTGGCAAGACATGGCGACCCTCAATACTTTGTATGAGGAGTTATGTTGGGATCCGGATGAAGTTTTAGAGTTCGTCCCAGACTACGACAACGATTGTATTATTATTCGTAAGAAGAATGCCTGAATTGAAAGATTGGTTGAAGTCAATCAACGAGACCAAGACCAATCTAATTGAAGAAGATCCACTCCTAGAGTCCAAGTATCTTCCCTACATTATCAACCGCTGTTTGTCTGGGCACATCGACTCCTTGATGTACGCCAATGAGATGAATATCTACCACCAACTTGATAATAAGTTACAATACGACTTTTTACTAAATACTCTGAGATCGAAGAAGAGATTCTCTCCTTGGGTCCGCAAAGATGAGCTAGTGAATCTCCAACTCGTCAAAAAATACTACGGTTATTCTGACGAAAAGGCGAAGCAAGTGCTCCCTCTTCTTTCCAGTGAAATGCTGGATCATATTACTAAAAAGCTTGACACCGGAGGGTTGCAATGAATAGTAGTGAACCCATTTATGAATGGTCATCTGCTAAGATGATTGAAGTGGTTCTTCAAGAACCAGATGATTTTCTAAAAGTTCGTGAGACTCTAACTCGCATTGGAGTTGCATCTCGTAAAGAAAAGAAACTGTATCAGTCCTGTCATATTCTTCATAAGCAGGGAAGATATTTTATTGTCCATTTCAAAGAACTGTTTGCTCTGGACGGTAAGAGAGCAAACCTGACTATCAATGACGTTCAACGTCGTAATAGAATTGTAAAACTTCTCGTAGATTGGGGATTGGTTTTGATTTCTGATGAGGCACTGCAAAATATTGCTGATGTATCCCCATTGAATCAAATCAAAGTCATCTCATTCCGCGAGAAGTCTGAATGGACACTAGAGACGAAGTATAACATTGGTAAGAAGAGGGTCCAGGAGAACTGACGGTTCTCCGAACCTCTAAAATTCCCAGATGTGCTATAAATAAGTGTGGATGCCTTCGGGGTCCACACAACACAATCTGCCTATTAGGGGATTTACCATGTCTAACATCGAGAAATTTCGTGCAGCTGGTCTGCCGGATCTGATTGATCGTATCAACAAAAATTCTATTGGTTGGGACACACACTTCAACCAATTCTGGGAGTCCAACACTGTTGGAAACTTCCCTCCATACAATATCCTTCAACTCAGCAACCACGAGACACGCCTAGAGATCGCACTGGCGGGGTTCAAGAAGGATGAGGTCAAAGTATACTCCGAGTACGGTAAACTTATCGTAGAAGGGAAGCGTGAGAAAGCATTGGATGGTGAATACATCCATCGTGGAATGGCAAACCGCGACTTTGAGCGTGCTTGGACCATCGCAGAGGATGTCAACATCGACACAGTGTCCTTTGAAGACGGACTTTTGATCGTGACGTTGAAAAAAATCGTCCCTGATCACCATGCCCGCAAGGACTACCTCTAAATAATACGATGACAGTCGTAAATTAGTGTACAACAGGGTCCTTCATCATATAAAAGCGTCAGATTTGCGGGAAACCGCAGGTCTGACTTTGCGTTTTCGGGAAGATTTGAACCCTAAGTTCTGGTTTGGGACTAAACTCAAACCAGAAGTGCGTAAAGCACTGATGAATTTTGCGAAAGCGTTCGCAGATTTCGTTGAACTGGATGATTCTGCTGTCACTGACGTGCTTATGTTGGGCGGCAACGCCGGATACAACTACACACAGTTCAGTGACATCGATGTACACCTGGTAATTGACCCTGCACTTGTCCCAAAATGCGATCCGGAACTAATTTCGGACTATTTTATGGACAAGAAGACGCTTTGGGAACTCACACATGATGTAAAGGTCTATGGTGCACCCGTAGAACCATACATTGAACGTCCTGGGGTCACTAGAAAGAAGAGTCAGGGTGTCTATAGTGTCCTGAAGAACAAATGGGTGCAAGAACCAGAGAAGAATGAGAGTGAGATCGATGAATTTGAACTCACTAAGAAGACAAACAACTTGAAGGCGAAGATTGACACGCTGATTCAGACAGAAAAACCTGAAGCACTCAAGTCAATCGTCAAAAAACTCCGGGCGGGACGTGCCTCATCCCTTGAGAAGTTCGGAGAGTATGGGTTTGAGAACCTGGTGTTCAAAGAATTGAGAAATTCTGGGTACATCGACAAGATTCGCAAGTCCATGGTAGAATTGAAGAACCGAAGACTGTCGCTTCCATGATCCAGATTTTATTATTGAAGAACGAAACAGTTCTAATCTCACGAGTCGAGGAAGTTGGTTCTGAGATGGGAGAACCAGACTGTAAACTGATCAAACCCTATAAGATGGTGCTGCATGACGACTGCACCGAGAATGTCACGTTCGAGTCTTGGCCTTCTTTCACTGATCAAAACGAACTGATGATCCATTCTGATAGTATTTTGACTATCGTAGAACCAAACAAGTTTCAACTGGAAAAGTATCAATCGGTCACCGCTGAATGAGATTTTACACGAATATCCAGATGGTCGGCAACGACTTTCTGGTGCGTGGGTATGAAAACGGTCGCCCGATCAAAACCAGAGAGAGTTACCAACCCACATTATTTGTTCCGTCGCGTAAGAAAACCAAATTCAAAACACTGGACGGCAAATATGTCCAGAGTATCCAACCAGGCACAGTCAAAGATTGCCGTGAGTTCTACAAAACTCATGGTGAAGTAGAGAACTTCGATATCTACGGTAATAATAGGTACGTCTATCAGTATATCTCTGATAAGTATCCTGAGGATGAGATCAAGTTTGACATCAAAAAGATGAAGGTGGTTACCATCGACATCGAGGTGTCTGCTGAGAAGGGATTCCCCACGGTAGAGAACTGTGATGAGGAAATGCTCTGCATTACCCTGCAGAACTATGCCACAAAGCGTATTCTTACCTT